ATATCAGATACAACAGTAAACATACCTTTTGCTCCTGATGAATCAACGTTACCATCTAAATCGATAGTACCAATTAATGAAATGTGTAATCTTGATTGTTCAGACCATACAACTTGATCAGCTGTCATCGCCTCTTCAGCTCCTACTTGTGAAAGAAATCCTGAAATAGTTCTCGGTCCGAAAACTTCAGCTTCTTTCTCCATAAGATCTGGTAAATATTGTTGCGCCCAGCCTTGATTTGCTGTAGACGCTAAGTCTAAGTAATTTGTATTTAGTGTTTGTTGTTGTGAACTTGGAACACTATTTAAACCACCTCCTGCAGTAATTGCCATAATTTTTAATTTTTAATTATTTTTTAAATTTGTTGTTTTTAATTTTAAACTTAAAATCAGAAGAACTATCACCTAACACTCTTGCTTTTATTCCACCAGCAGCAACTTCACCGTGAGATTGCCTTGGGGACATGTTTACGTTTTTAGCATTAGCAACACTATCTCTCATAGCATCTGCCTTACCTTGTTCGTAAAAATGATTAATAATAGCATCCGCGTTCATAGCTGTAAACAAAGATTTGTGATAACCACCAGCGTCTTCCATAGCGTTATTTTTGTTCAAAAACTTTTTGACAAAATTATTTATGTCGCTTTGTGTTTCTTTTACTTTGTTAGCATCTTTTACGCTATACCTAAACTTTTTATCACCAACAGTATATTCGAAACCTTCGAATTTGTCGTTAAAAACATTATCAGTTTTATTTAAAAAAGTAGAGGTATTTCTTTCAAGTGTTTCTTGACGTTCTGCTTCTTCCTCGTTGTATCTATTAAAGAAATTAATTGCTTCTTGTTGCTCACTCGTGAGCTTAGAACCCATTTTAATGTCTTCATAGTATTTAGACTTTTGCCCGTCTAAGTGGCTTTTAGCGCTGGCAACTTGCTCTTTAAGCGCTAATTTCTTTCTACGTATTTCTCTATCGTCGTCAACATCTTCGTCGAATGAGAAGTTGTCTTCCATAAGGAAGTTAATTTCTTCGTTGTTTAAATGAGGTTTTGTTTGCTTATAATACTCTTGTAATAAATCTTGATTGTCCATTTCGCTATAATCTTGATTAAGCTTAACGTAATCATTTAAATCTCCACCTGTTTCATCCATAAAGCTTACTAGCTTTTGAATATTCTCTGGTAGTGGTTCTCCAGTAACCTCAGCTTTAACAATAGCTTCTTCTGCTTGCTCAGCTATTTCCTCAACAACCGCTTGTTCTTCAGTGATCTCTTGTAACACTGGTGTTTCTGAAGCTTCTTCTGGTTTAGTTTCTTCAACAACTTCTTCAACCTTAGTTTCTTCTACCGGTTTGTTTAAATCAACCTTTGTTATTGTTTGCTCAATAACCTCAGCAGGTTTTTTCATTTTTGCCGCAACCTTAGTAACGTTACCTTCTGTCTGGTTACCGTCTGGTTGTTTTTCTTTGTTAGCTTTCGCTTTTACTTTAATTTTGCCAGTTTCGTCACTTGCGATTGGCTCTTCTTTTTCTGCCATAATATAATATAATAATAGTTAATAATTCTATAATCCTAGACCAAATCCACCCATTATATCATTACCTGCGGATTCAAAGTTTTTAGGTGTTCCACCGCTATTTCTTTGATCTATAAGTTCTGATTGCTGCGTAGCTTGTATTCTAGTTCTCTCGTCTTTACGATCTTCTTTTAATTGCTCCTTACCATCAGCTTGACTAAGTTGCATTTTAGCCAACTGCATTTTAAAACCGAACTCAGTTTCAATTAATTGCTTTTTAAGTTCAGCCTCCTCTCTTAATCTTTGAGATTCCATTTGAGCTTTTGCTTGTTCCAACTGTATTTCTGTTTGAACTAAAGCTTGTCTTTTTTGAACCTCAGCTTGAGCTGCAGCTGCTTGCGCTTCTTGATTAGCTTGTGATTGCACCCTAATGTTTTCTTGTTGCATTCTTTGATCTCTCTCTATCTTTTTCTTTCTACGTATCTTGAGAAGTTGGTTAGCTAGTTTAATACTTTTGATTTCTCTTAAATCAATAGCATCCTCTAAATCTATACCTTGTTGAGCTATAGCTGCTTGGATGTTATTTTCTAAAAGCATTTTTTGTTCTTCGTCGGGCGCTAATTCAATAAATATACCAAAATCATATAAATGTAATTCTTTCATTTCATCTAGCGTAGCGACGTTGTGAGCACCAATAGCTTGTATAAATGCGTCTTTTGTTGGGGAATACTCTATAATATCAGATATTCTTAACGATAGCTTTTCACAAGTTTCTGCTGTTAAAAATAATCCTGACTGTAGTATATGTCTTGTTGCTGTATTTGAGTTTGCTGCCGCTAACTTTTGAACACCAACTAAAGAGTACTTATCGGGTTTAGACCCATCTGAAGCTTCGTTTAAACCAGTTACATCTCTTATCATTTGTAGATAGTAGTTGTAAGTTTGTATTAAGCTCTGCATCTTACCACTACCACTATTTGTGTTTATTTCTTGGATAGGTATTTTACCTGGATTCATATCACCTTCAGAAGTAAATGATCTACCGATAACAGATCCTGTTTGGAAGAACATATTTAAAGCTTCTTGTGGGTTGTAGTTTGTACCGTTACCTAAATCTATCTCAGCTAAACCATCTGCATCTAAATAAACACCATCGGGTGTTATTCTTGCCATAACTTGTTGTAACTTTAAGTGGGTTAACTGAATCATATCAGCAAAACCAGTACATCTACCAACTAAAGATTCTATTCTTCCTTCGTACATTCTTGGGGCTACGATAGAATAATTCATTTTAACTTTAGTGTAATCACTTTTAGATCGCATCATATTTTGAGATCTCTCCCACTTTAACAATCTTTCGGTACCAACAACCATAGCGCCTTCAAATAAACACTCAACTTGCCTAAGCATCTTAGTATATCCACCCTCTAAGTTTTCTGGTGGATTAAAACTATCGTTTTTAGGTATAATTTTATCAGCTCCAGTCCCTGTCTTTTTAACTTTATAAACCTCATTCATGTACGTTTTATAATTGAAATACAGAACTTGAACTTTGTTTTTGTCATTATCATTTGATTTTCTAGAAAAAGAACCATATTGATTGGGACTTGTTTGTATTATAGCTTCTAGATCTTCGTTTTGTAAATGAGGAAATTCCTTAACAAGTTCATTGATAGGTATAGTTTTTGTTTCCCCAACATAGTATATATCTTCAAAGTATGGTGAGTCTGTGTAAGAGTAAACTAAGTTAGCTGGATCCACATACTTAACAATAGCGCCTTCAGAAGTATTAAACTCTGTTTTTGTTGCACCTATACCTATGACTGTTAAATCTCTAAGTACTCTCTTTCTAGTTAACTCATACCTACTTCCTTCTAATAAAAAGTTTAAAGCAGCTTCTTCTGCTAACTCAATACTCTGCTTATATGTAAGTTGCATATGAAGAGCAACCTCTTCTTCTGATTCTGGTAAAGTTTCTTGTGGATTTTCATTCAATGGAATACCGAACGCTTGTTGTGATAGTAAGTTTAGTTCTTGGGTTTTAACATCTTTCATCACCGACTCCATATACTCGGTTCTTTTAGCAACACCGTACGGATCTTGTGAGTAAGCTTTAATGTCAAACAATCTTTCTGCCATACCATTAACTACTATATCGACAAACTTTGGTATAATTGGAACTGGTTTCCAATCTAGGTTTAAGTAAGATAAGTCACCATTAATAGATAGTTCATCTTTGTATTTTTGAATAGGTTGCTCGCCTCTAGCATACAACCTTAGGCTGCGAAAGTTATTTTTCACGTTATTATACCTGCTACTACCATGTATGCTTGTTTCATCACCAAACCACTCACCTTGAATAGCTTTTGCAACTTTTAAACCATACTCATAGCTTATTTTTTCTGCATCACTAACAACTTGACTTGGAAAACTTCCTGTATAACTCATATTATTTCTTGATTATTTTAGACATACCACCTTTGTTTGAATACTTAGATATATGTATGTTTAATTTTGGTTTTTCTATCTTTGCGTTTGGTGCATACAAATGTCTGTTATTAGCCATAATAGCTAAACCAGAACTTATAGATGCATCATGCTTTGTTCTTTTGTTTATATCGAATCTACTCCAATCGTTTAGTAATTCGTTAAAATACAAATCTCCAAACGTTCCATCTTGCTTCATTCCAACGTGATCTTGTATATACATCTCAATTGCCGCCGCGTGAGCTTGTTTAATATCTTCTGAAGAGTTGGGTATACCACCCACCTCTTTTTCTGCTACAGATAATTTGTTCCAGACTTTGTCAGGTCTATTCATACTAAACCCTCTATATCCTCTACGTCTCAGATAGTACAAGAGACGAGGTTTATTGTTCTCTGCGAGTATAGGCATCCCGTAAAATACTAAAGCCATTAGAACGTCCTCAAAGAACATCTCAGCCGTTGGTGGTCTTGACAAGTATTCTAAAAAGAAACTATTAGCTGGAGCATCTTCCATGCTAAACCTGGTTAAGCCGTGTAAAGCCCCTTTAGAACCCTGCCCATCTACCGTTCCTGATATATCGTAACTATCACAACCAAAAGCGCCCATATGTTCATTACCTGGATATTTGATACCATTTTTAAGTATCACTTTATTTTGTATTCCAGAAGGTGGAACCCAACTAACTTTAAATCTTCCTTTTGGGTCTGGATAAAATATAACTTGCGTGTCTTTTACTCCATTCACCCATTGGAAGTTACCCGTTGTAACTCCTAGCGTTCTAGACAACTCCTCGTTATAGTCTATCTGCTCGTATATCTTAACTAGGTTGAATATACTTCCCTTTGCCTCATCTCTAAAAGCATGCTCTGTAGTTCTTGGGAATTGACGGTAAAATTCATTTAAACCATCGTGATCATCTTTTAGACCATCTACTTCATTTTGCCAGTTATCTATTACACCTACATCTATCAGTTCACCGTCTGGTGCGAGTCTATCGATATCAGGAGTAGTAAAGACTGGAACTCCATACTCATCAATAAATCCTTCATAGTTCCATTCCATTGGGATAAAAAGAGAGTATAAGCCAGATTTTGTCTGACCATTTCTATTTCGTTTCGTGACATCTGAGGCATTGTATAGTTTTTTAAAGTTTTCTCCACCTTTATCTAAAGCATTTGAAGTACTACCCATCATACATTTACCTATAATTCTACTACCTAATCGTAAGCATGTTTTTGTAACCCTCCAGTTATTTAAAATATTATCGGGTCTTTCCCATTTACCAGATTCATCATGTACTAGTAGGTTTAGTTTTTCACCATCATAACTATTGTCTCCAGTGTTTTTCCAATCTATAGTTGTATCTAACCCCTGTATGTCTTCCAGCTTTTCGTTAGCTGTAATCTTTTTTCTTGTAAATTTACTAGCAGGTACACGATAAGCAAGCTCGGATTTAGGGCGATCCATACCATCTTGTACAGGTTTAAAAAAGAAAGGATAATTAATTGATATAGGG